CACTTGGCAAAAGACAAGCCTGCGACGTCGGGAGCGTAGGGCACACAACGTCGGGGAAGTGAGCAGCCGAAGCGTAGCGTTAGGCAGCGAACACCCCGAGTGTAGCCCTCAGCGACCCAAGTGTGTGAAAAAAAATCATTTTTTTTGCAAAAAAATAAATGATACAAAACATTGATTATCAATCAATTATAAACAACTGACTATCAGTCAGTAAACAAAAAAGCAGAACGTAGTGGCGCAAAAACAAAAAAAGTCATACCTTTTCAGGGCCTTAACAATCTCGACTTTTTAAGGCCAAAAAATTCGTAATTTTTAAAACAAAAACAATGAATAGCAACTTCGGGGAATTCGCTAAATCATCATTACCAAAATTAGGACTTGGAGTAATAGGCGGAGGCCTTATATCTTCAGTACTTAATGCACTATTTGGGGTAGGTGCAACTATCGCGCAGAATCAATACAACTCCCCAAATGCACAACTAAAAAGAATCCGCAAAGCCGGACTACCTTTATCCTATATGTACCAGGGCAAGGTAAATCAGCAATCAGATACGCCAAAATTACAATTAGAGCCGACTCTCGGCACTCTTCAGAAAATACAGGGTGAAAAAATTAGTGCTGAAACAACCGGTCAAACCATCCAAAATCAAACCGATCAGGCAACACAAAACTTTCTAAGAAAGAAAAGCAAAGACGGAATTTCTAATCTTGAGGTTAACCTCAGGAACGAAAGGGACATAAAAAAAGCAGAATTATTTCTGAAACAAAATCAAGGTCGTTTAATCGAAATTGACAAGATAGTCCAGGATACACTATTATCTGAAGGCGTACAGGCCGAAGAAAAAAGGCAAGGACTTCTTAAGATACAGGAACAAATTAACCTGATGGGTCAACTCTATAAAATCCGAGGCTTCGAAGAGTTTGTAAACAACACTATTACCGAGGACATGGATACCTTGCCCGAATGGCAACAAGCACTTGCGGCTATCATTCTCAAATTATTTCATACAAAAAACTTTAATTGATGGACAGAAGAGTACAAAGTGGACAATCCATGCCGGAGCGTATGGAGCAACACGTACAAAAATCGTGGTACGATAAATCATTCAACCACAAAACAACTACTACAATGGGACTACTAGTCCCTATGGCCTGTAAGGAGGTAAACGCCGGAGAGCGCATGAATTTGTATTCGGAGATACAAATGATGTTCGCCTCAATGTTTCTGCCAATTATGCACCAGTGCTATTTCACTATGGACTGGTTCTACGTTCGTAATGGCGCTTTATGGCCTAATGATACCGATGCGACCTCCGGATGGGAGGCATTCTATATGGATAATCCGGAAAACTTATCTATTGATTGGGCATGGACAAAGTACACCAGGGCACAGGCAGTAGATACAGAATGCATTCTAAATTATATGGGATTTAATGCACCGCCTGAGACCGGCACCCTTATACTTCAGACACAGGTATCTGCACTACCTATCAGTGCTTATGTCCTGATTTATGACAACTTCTTTCGAAACGACCAGATTCAAGTAGCAAGGTGGAAACCGCTCTTATCAGGGGAAAACACCGTGTCTCTTAATGCACAATTGCCTGATTTCAAGTGCCTTCGTAGAAACTGGCCTAGGGATTATTATACATCGGCAACACCTTCACCGCAGGCGGGAGCTGACGTATTTATCCCGTCCATAAGCATAGACCCTGAAACGGGGGAATATTATGCTACTATGATGTCAGATTTGACCGGAGCTAATCCTGGTTCTGGAGGATTAGGTGTTGATGCAACTGGACAGTTAATAAAACAAGTTGGAGCTGTTCCATTAGCATTACAAACAAAGGGCACAATTCGCCAACTTCGTTACAACAACGATCTTCTTGAGTTCTTGGAAAGGACAAATCGTGCCGGTGACAAGTATGCAGATAACGTACACCGTCAAACCGGATGGAACCCTGACCCATTAATGATTAACCGTCCAAAATGGATTGGCGGAACCCGTGGGCAGGTAAATATATCTACCGTACTGGCTACTGCAGACCAAGGTTCATATACCGTTGGAGGTTATGCCGGTCGTGCTCTGGCGCAAGGTTCTTCACCTAAATTCAGCTTTACGGCTCCCGATTATGGATTCGTTATGGCTATGCTTACGGTCTATCCAAAAGCATCTTACTACTCCGGACAGGAGCAAATGTGGGTTCGGGATAATAAGATGAAATATATGTGGGAACAATTCGCCCTTATTGGCGATCAACCACTTAAAAACAAAGAGGTATGGTTCTCCTGGTATGACGCTGACATAGCATGGAATGAAGAAACTTTTGGCTATCTGCCCCAGTATTGTGACTGGAAATATTCCAACGATATTGTCAGCGGTCAAATGAGGTCGTTATGGGAATCTTTTCACTTAGGCCGTAAGTTTACTGGAGCCGGAGAGGTTATTCTCAATTCTGAGTTTATTACATGTACGCCGGACATTGGAAGAGTATTCGTAGTCGACGCAGAAGCGGGCGAACACGAAATCTACATTCAGGCTTATATGGGTATCGAGATTGAGCGTCAACTCCCCTACTATGGCATTCCTAAGCTATGAAACGATTGAGTTGATACCTTGGCGGTGGGATATCCCTGCCGCCTTGGTACAATTCAATCTTGAAGATCAGATCAATTCAGAAATTCATCACTATGGCTTGTTCTCACCCCAGGAGTATACGTTTCAAGCAATTTCGGACAGACATGCAAGGGCGACCCGTCGCCTCATTTCCCGCAGATTGCGGAAAGTGCTTGTCATGCTTGAAGAAAAGAAAATCACATTGGTCTTACCGTCTACAAAACGAAAAAGACAGATCATTCAGTGCTTATTTCGTTACCCTAACATACGACAACAAATACGTTCCTATCGGGAACAACGGAACAACGCATAACTTTAATGATCACAAAGAATTTATTAAACAACTAAAATTTTATGAAGACCCGGTTATACTATCTGAACGTAAGGAAATATCTTTGGAGGAACTCCAAAGGGAGAGAGATAAAATTAAATTGGGGCCCGACAGACCAGGAATCAAATATTTCGGTGTCTGCGAATACGGCGGACAGACAGGCCGAACGCATTGGCATTATCTGCTATTTAATATTGTTGATACTGGGAGCATTAATGCTGCTTGGCCTATGGGCAGGGTGCATATCGACGAATGCAACATCAATACAATTGACTACACACTCAAGTACATGCTCAAAAACGAAGAGGACAGAGACGACGATAATCGGGAACGATCTAAATCTTTCATGTCTAAGGGAATCGGAGAAAGTGCGGCAAACGAATCTTTCCTTAAATTCATCTCTCAAACTGATAACAATACCCTGGGCACTGCTCGGGGTTCAATCATCGGAATACCTAGATACTATCGAAAGAAATTCCTTACCGAAGAGCAACGAAAGGCAAAAGGAACCTCCGTAGCTGAACACTTGGAGGCACAAAAAAAACTAAAGGAGGATGAAATCATCCGTTTAGGCGGAAATCCAGACCAAATTGAAGCACAAAAAAATCACGTTAAACAAAGGCAACTCAATCAGCAAAAAAAACGTAAACTATGAAAAAGGGTATCGCGAAGCCTGAACGTCGTACAGGAAAATCACTAACACTTCCTTATCGCACCAATAATATATTGGATGCTATCAGGGCACAAGCCGTAGGAAAACCAATAGATGTTATGTCGGGGTACTACGGTCAACAGGGTATGGATATATCTGGTGACTTCTTTATGCTGGATAAGCTTGAGAAGCATTACAAAATTGCAGAATTTAAACACAATATCGCGCTCCTGAAACAGCAGGAGGCAGAGCAATTAATTCAACTCAAACAACATTACGATGAGCAAAACAATCAAAATGAAGCAGGAAAAGACCCTGGAGGAGCAATTCCCCAACCAGGGGGAAATTCAAGCCCAGGAAGTCAACCAGTTAAACCCTGATAACTACTTTGCAGCGCACTCACCAGGGGAAGTCCAAAAAAAGTACATTCAGTTCAGCGTGTTCATGGAACACCTATTGAATGTACTTGAGCTCCCCCGATCAGCATCAATGGAGCAAGTCGCAAGACGAATTAGCGACATAGTACACGCTGCCAATCAAACGTAAACTACATTTTCCGTTCTTAGTTACCGAAAGCCCCAAAAGTGGGGCTTTTTCTATTTAGGGTAACTCTCAAAAGGGATGGTTTCGTGATCCTGAAACACTCCCGATAAAGAAAACCGCCCCCATACTTCACTGGGCAGAAAACACGGGGTTAGGGGCAGAGCCCCAACAAAAGCAAAAAAGCTGCCATCGGGAACACTTACCGATCAGCAAACAATAGCGAGCTTGCGAGCCTTGTATCGAGGGACGAGCATACAAAACAAAAAACGCTTAGCTCCTCTGCTCCCCCTGGAAAGGGGCAGAGGCAGCGAAGCAAACACACACTTGGCAAAAGACAAGCCTGCGACGTCGGGAGCGTAGGGCACACAACGTCGGGGAAGTGAGCAGCCGAAGCGTAGCGTTAGGCAGCGAACACCCCGAGTGTAGCCCTCAGCGACCCAAG